TAAGGATAGCATTGTAGACTGCCTTATCCTTACAAAACTTTTCTGTCGTATCCACCAACCACTGCATATCAACTTCTGCATGGGATAGTGTCTCAACAATAGTTAGAACAGATTTGAATTCTTCTTCATTCAAATCTTTTCTGTTATCAAGTTCAATAGAGAGGGCTTCTTTTGTAGGTTGATTTCCATACTTCTCCATGAACTTGTTGATTTCTTCAAATACAACTCTTTCGTGACGATTGGTAAAATACTCTGGTTTGATAAATGGTAGAACCTTTCTTGCATATGGTTCGTTATATACTAGGTTACTAAGTGCCGTTCTTTCAATCGTCTGTGTTGACATACTGTAATTCATCCTTATCTAATTGTTCTCTTAAAATGTCTTGTAGAACATCGCCGATGACTTTGTAAAAATCATCGTCAAACATCTCTTTTGGTAGTCCATTGGAGTCTAACACATCAAACTCAAATTGTAAAGAGGCTTCTGTTTTTTCTTCATTCTCAATTACTTTAACCTCACCGTAACGATAAACAACCCCTTGATATTTGCCTGCCTCTTCAGTTAGTCCAACACCTGTCCATGTCTTATCTTTATTTTCCACAAACTTATACATAATGCAAATAACTTCCTATGATGTATTTTGGTTTATTCACTGGTTTTGTTCCAGCGTGTAGATGTGTCCACATTGGGGGGAACATCAACATTCTACCTGTCTTTGGTTGAACTGAAATATTCCATTGAGGGAATGTAGTGTGTCCTGCTTCATTATCGTCTAGGTATAAAAAGAATACCAAGAATCGTCTTGCAGAAGAATAGTCACCAACATCAACATGGTCACGAAACTCATCCACATCGTTTGGCATATATCGCTTCATACGAAACTGTTCAAACGCAAACTTTGGTGGAAACATAATATCAGTGACATTACTATCTTTGCAATAACGATCTATATAGTCGAAAAAAACATTCTGCAATGGTTTACAGAATGGCTCCCACTCTGGGTGATTTTGTAGAGTTATCTGAGTGAATGAACGATGCCCATCTAAAGTAATGTCCTCTTGTTGTTGAGGAGATTCTTCAAACATCGCAATAAGTTGTTTTGAGAACGACTCATTGATAACATCATCATATACTTGGATAAACCTGTTCATTAACCAACAATCCCTTTCGGTGGTAATGCAATCCCACTAGTCTGTGAAGTCCAACCATCAGCAAGTTCTTTGATTGTTTCAATCATAAACATAACTCCTGTTTTGTTGAAATCAAAGTCTCCTTCTGGTTCTTTACCTGTCATACAAACACCATTGACAAGCCCAACCCCCTGTTGTGATGCCTGAACCATTCTGGGGCGATATAGTGTGATTTTAGTAAAATCATCTTTCACTAGTTTCCCAATAATTTCTGCACCGTTTATCATTACAAGTGTTACTATTGTTCCATTTTTCATTTTATTGCAATCGCTCCTACGAATGTGTGGTTTCTCCAAAATGGTTGAACCTTATCAAATCCAAATCCAGCAACACTTAGATTACTTTGAATTTCTTTCCATGTATTTGGTTTCATCATATGACGCAAAGTTCTCTCTTTGTCCATAATATCTTCTGTGGTGAATGCCTGTCTCTTATAATCATAATAATTGAAAGTCATCATATCTTGTAGTCTAGGGTCTTCACAAACAGTTTTCTCTGCAAAAATAAATGCACCACCATAGTTCAACCCTTTGTAGATTTTTTCTAATACTTCTCTACGATGTCTTGGTGGCATAAACTGTAATGTGAAAATAGATGTAACTAATGAACAGTTTTCAAACTTGTAGTTACGAATATCGTCTTTTACAAAATTGACATCTGCCCATGGATGTAATGTAGAAATATGATTATACCTATCATCTAAATCATTAAAGAATCCTTCGGCAATTTCAACACCAACATATTTTGCCTCTGCACAATGATCTTGATTCTCTTCAAGTAGAGCCTGTGTTAGTTTTCCAGTAGAACAACCAATATCAACAACATTAGTATCATCTTCTACAAAGTAACGAGAATAATTTACTACATCATTAAGTAAGTGACTATACCCACGAATAGACTGTTCGATATGTTCATCAAAACCTTCTTCCCTGTGTGCAAATGTAAAATCAGCCATTATTAATCTCCTTCAATACTTTTTCATAAACAGATGTTGCAATCGCCTTCATCATCAAAGGCGGCACCATCCTACCAATTCTCTCTGCCTTCTGATTCCACTTACCTGTAAGTTTGAAATCGTCTGGCAGTGACATTATACGCTTTAATTCGCCTAATGTCAACTTGCGAGGTTCACTCCAATGAAATGCACCAGCAGTTGTATCACCACTACCCATCGCAGTTAGTGTTGGGGCAGGTTGATACTGAGAAACCCTTTTGAGATTGAAGTGATGTCCTTTAGGGTGATAGTCCATTCCAGTTAAAACCTTTGGTGGATCAATCTCCATCTTACTTCCTGTATCTCTCCAATATGCAGTGTTCGTAAATTTCTTAGTCAAATATTCTACTTCTTCTGAATCATATTCTAATCCAACAAGAGCATCTTTCAATGGGATTACATTAGGACTTTCTTCTGGGAACACATTACCAATAGTCATAAAGTTGTATCCAGCCTTTTCCGTAATATCATTTCGTAGTCCAATAAAGATAACACGAGTTCTAGTTTGTGATACACCAAAATAACGACTGTCTAATACCTTTGCACAAACATCATAACCAATATCTTCAAATGTATTATTGATTTTGTTGAAGTATTGTTTTGCCTCACCAATTGTCAAACCTTTAACATTCTCTGCAATAATAACTTTTGGTTTAATATCATCTGCAACTCGTAGAAACTCAAAAAATAAGTCCTCAATATTTTCTACCATCTTACCATCTGAATAGTTTTTAGTCTGGCCCCACCCATCAGAATGTTTACCATCTGTAGAGTGTGAAAGTTTACCAGCAACCGAAAATGCAGAACAAGGTGGTGAACCATCCAATATATCTAACTCACCAACCTGTAATCCTGTTGCATCCAAAAAGTCTTTTCCACTCAACTGTTTTATATCATCTGGTGATATAATGGTTGATGGATAATTTTCTCTATAAGTGTTTTGTGCTTCTTCAACAAATTCATTCACCATAAGAATTTTACCACCGGCAAGACGATACCCTGTAGAAGAACCACCGCCGCCCGCAAATGTAGAAATAACATTGAACTTGGCCTGTGCCTCTGCATCGTAAACATCTTGTAGTGTGTATGGTGTGTAACTCATCCGAAAAAATCCTCCAAAGTGGTCTGTGTTCCATAAGAACGATCAATCTTCCAACCAATCTGATTACAGATAAAAGTCAGAGGTTCAACAAAAGCCTTATCGAACTGTGTATCATAATCCAAATGTGGATGAATGTCAAGTTCTTTTGGTAATTTTGTCATAAAAGAAATTACATTGGATGACATACGATTTGGTGTTCGTAGATTCATAAACTTGATTTTCTCACCCTCTTGAATAATTGGATACTTATTAGTTAGTTTGTTTTGTCTCAAGAAGTGGTTGTATAAGATAACTCCTTTAATGTGCATTGGAGCGCCCTTCTTGAAAATGTTTGCACTATCACCCCACTTGTCAATACCATTGACAGAACGAGGAAAAGAAACCTCTTCTGGGGAAAGTTCCATAAACTCTTCACGAAACTCTTGAATAAAGTTGTTCACATCTTTCTCTGTTCCAGACATAATAATCTTTAGTGCCTGTTTAATCTTTTCACGACAAGGTGCAGGCGTTGATGACTTGACTGCCTCAATACCCATAATCTTGAGTTGTGGTTCTTGGTAACGAACACCTTCCACATCCCATGCGTTGAGGATATATCTTTTCTTTGCAGTCCAGATACCCTTGTCTGCAATCACCTCACGCTTCATCTGCATCTTCTGATCAAATGCACTTACATACGAAGCAAGAGCCTGATAAGACTTATCAATAAAAGGTTCAATCTTCTCTTGAGCGACTCGATCAAGGAAGTCAATGGCCCTGCCACGATATGAACTCTCCGATTCATCTTCTCTTTTTGCAAGCACCGTATTAACGAGTTTGTCAAAAGTAATGTATACCGAATCCGTATCTGACGCAATAACATAATCAACTCCATCAGTTTTCAATAGTTTGTTTAGATAGATGTTTAAGGATTTCTCAATCCAACGAATTGACAATTGGCCAGAAGTAGTGATACCTTCTGCAATTCTCAAGTCATAATAACGAAACCACTCATTACCAATCGCACCATAAGCAGAGTTCAGTGAAATCTTTCTGGCCATTTGAATGTTTGTAAATCTACTAACATCTTTTAGATATTTAGCATCTTTCGTATTTTCATATTGTTGTTTTGCTTCCAACATTTTCTTCTTGTAGATGGTTCTATCATCATACATCGACTGCATCATCTCAGGCAA